TTAGAATGTTGAAAAAGTAATAAATTTAAATATAATTTCAGAGTGGTCATAGCCACTCTGTTTTATTTGAAAAAAATTTTTAAAAACATACAAAAATAAAAATTGCAAAAAGATTCTTAAATTATAAAGCTTTCTTTTTTTTAATCCTGATACTTTCGCTTGTTCGACATCACATTTTTCTAGCTTTGTTCCCATGAATGCAGCTTTAAATTCCCACTTTCCATTTACTTCAACATTGTCAACTGTATCTTCTGTCTGTGCATTTCCCAATTCATTTCCAGCATCATCATAACAAGGAATCGAAATTTTTAAAAAATGTCCTTTTTCTCCTCCAGTATTAACCAAAGTTCCTTTTATATAGGCTGTTAAATTCTCTTTTAACATCTATATCTTTTATTTCATATTCTTTTTTTCTGAGTTAGATTTAGACGGAACAGAAATATCATTAGATTGGACATTATTTGTAATGTTATTTACTTTTTCTTTATTTTTTTATTTATAATTTTCTCCTCATTTTTTCTAAAATATTCTAAAAAAAAATATCAATACCGTAAGGATTGATATAAACAAAACTACTTTATGGTGCGAAAGTAGCCGTAGCTACTCCCATATACAAATCTCTTGAACGCTCTACAAGTTTTTTTCGATTTTTATAAATATCTTTTTTTACTCCGCCACCTGCACTTTGCCAACCTATCATGGTTTTTTTAGTAGTTGAAGCTCCATGATTAGAATATCCAGTATTCAATATTTCTATTTTTTTTCTAGCATAATACCTTTCTATTCCTTTTTTGGGATCAATTGCCATAACAATTCTATCTATTAGGTTCATAAACACCTCCTATCCTATATACTTCTGTGCACTCCGATTTTCACTCGCCTATTGTTTTTTTTATCTAGCTTGTTGAGTTCATTTTCCCAATAAGCTCTACCTATTTGAATTTCTTTTAAATCTAATCTCGTCAACTCACGAGTTCCTATTTTATAACTTTTACCAGAAAGTAATGCATCTTCTGCATCTAAATATTTCTGTAATTTTTTTTCTATAATTTCTCTCGAATATCTTGAAATTGGCATCTTACCTCCTTATTTAATTCCTTTAGAATATATTTTTCTTTTTCTAATAACGGTTTTTGCTCTCATATTACCAGTTGAATATCTTTTTTCAAGATTTGGATTAGCTATTCTCAGCGCGGCAAGAGCATAATTTCGTAAATCCAAAGGTTCGTTTCTTCTCCCGCTAATTATCTTCCATTCAGTTTTTCTAATACCTCTTTTAACTACATTCACTCTTTTTTCACTTGTCAATCCTTTAAAGTAAGCTTCATCATAACCTTTTTCTGATTCTATAGGGTAATGAAAATAGTATTTTCCAGCAGTCTCAATCTGCAATCTTGAAAATATCGTATCTTTCCCACTATCTACTCCTATTGGAAACAAGGCAATATTTCCTTTGTTGTTTCTGCTAGGTTTTGACACAAGTTCACGAGTTCCCGCCATACCTTTTATAGCAAATACCCTTCTATGCTCTCTTATTTTTACAAAAGCGTATACTTCAGAAGTAAAATGTCCACCTGAATCTATACAAGTACATAATATTTTTATTTTTTCACCATTTTTATATGGATATTCTTTATCTAAAACTTCATCCAATTCATCCCAAACAAAACTCTCACCAGGATTTCCGTAAATAGTACCATATTTAATACCATAACATTCCTCATCTTTTGCCCAGCCTACTATTTCATATTCCAATCTATTATCTTGAACATCTACTCCACAAGTTAATGCATTTACATTTTCAGGTATTTCACAATGATAATATTCACGCCTATTAAGTATTTTCTGCCAATCTAAAGTATCTTCTTTTTCTTCAAAAGTTTCCGCCAGTACTGTATTCGTAAATACTTTCATCATTTCAATATTTCCTTTCGACCTTTGAAAATTTTCCTTTATATCTTTCCAGTCACTCCAAGAACTATAAAATTCATTAAGATGAAACGAACGAATTTTAAAATTAATATTCCCGTCTTCATCTTTCACATCAGGATTTTCTGCTAACCATTCACCATACACCCTGTTCTTCTTCCAGCTAATTTCATCAGAAATCTCGCCGCAATCCTCGCATTTCATACCGCAAGTTTCAAAATCAAAATTCTTCCAAACAAATTTTTGATAACTTCCACAACAAGGACATGGGACATAAAAACTTTCTTGAGTCCCAATTTGAAACATTGAATCTATCTTACTATCTCCTTTCACAGTAGGAGTTGACACTAGCACAATTTTTCTACTCCCTTTAAAAGTTTGAGTCCTTTTTATAGCCAATTCTACAACATCACCCTCAGTTCCAACTGATTTTTCAAATCTATCTACTTCATCAGCTAAAATTACTCTTATTGGTCTACTTGCTAATTCACTAGCACTCCCTGATCCAGTAAAGACAACATATCCTCCTGAAAATTCTTTGATTTTTTTTGTATCTCTTCCAGTTTCTTCGACAATTATTTTATTTCTCAATCTTGGAGTACTTCTTACCATATCCATAAATCTAGTCGAAGCAAATTCTTGAGCAAACTCTTTTGTAGGCATTAGATACATAATTGAACTGGGCAAATAATCAATAAAATAACCCAATGTATTCAATGAGATTTCAGTTTTTCCTACCTGTGCTCCCATTTTTAGTACTATCATTTCTGTTTTACTATCTGAAATTGCCTGCATTATCCCACGCTGATAAGGTGCTCTATCAGTACTCCATCTTCCTGGTTCTGCACTTGATTTAGAACTTAATATTCTATATTTGTCAGCCCATTGATCTATTGTAAGTTTAGGTGGAGGAGCCAATTCTTTTAAAATTTCTGAAAATAAATCTATCGTTTTCTGCTTTATATTTAATTCTTTGAATATATCATTGTCCTTCTTCATCATCGTTATTGACATACTCCCTATTTTTTAAGAATTTACTCCTATCATATTCAGATAACTCCAGTAAAACACTATTAATGTTATTCGTTATTATTTCCTGTATTTCTCCTAAATTATCAATCCCAATAACAAGCGGTGCTAATTTATACGGTATCGTCTGTAACTGACCTTTAAACCCTGAAATTATATTATTCATCACTCTTTTCACATCACTCGCTTCATGCAAATCAGCTTCAAGTATTTTGATTTTGATATTTTCTTTTCTATCTCTAGTTTTCAAATATTCTATTTCATTTTTTAATTTTTCTTCCTGAAGCTGTTGTGGTGTACTCTCAATCTCTTTTAAATAATTAATATAACTCCTAATACTTTCATACAACAAATACTTCCCTTTGTCGTTCTTTTTTATAATCCCTTCTTGAGATAACCGCTGTAAATGCCTTTCACTTAAACCTATGACTTTTGCTAACTCTTTTAACTTAGTTGTCTCATCAAAATCAATTACATTTACCAATAAATACCACCTCCTTAAGTCATGACAAAGTTGTGAAATTTAACAAAAAATTTACACAAGTCGGGCTCTCGCCAGACCCGTAACACTCAAAATTCTCTCACAGTACCTTTTTAGTTTTTAGACAAAAAAGAGCCGACTTATAAATAGACTATTTCTAATCTACATATAAATCGGCTCACAAATTCTATGTTCTTACCTTTATTCAATTAATAACTTTTTCCTCTTTATTATCTTTCCGTTTTTTAAAACAGCAGTCACTTCGACCTCTCTAGCTTCTGATTTCAATTTCAAAAGTTCGATAATAAAGAAAAATAGTTTTTTATCATTTTCAATTTGTTTTATCTGCTCTTTAGTAAGCATTCTACCTCCTAATTATACCTTATTTTTTATGTATTTGCAACCTTTTTCACACCCTAATTGCAAAAAACTTTATAATCCAAATCAATCCATAAATCACAAACAAATTTACAATCATAGCAATCAAAAATGCTATTATATTGCTTATATTAAATTTAAATGTTTTTGCTTTGTTTTTAAATATTATAACTAATCTATATATGTATCTTACTAGCACTAATACAGCCGTTACTGTAATTAGCCCATTTATCATTCTCATTATTATTCCCATTTATTCCTCCTCTGTTATCACGATTGCATTATCAATTGTAACTCTGCGATTATTCTCACTTATTAAGTTTAATGATATTCTTCCGCTCTCATCCGAATCTCTTACTCTTATCATTCCTTTATATTCTTTTAAGAGTTTCCCGTCTAGAGTATAAACCGTTACAGTTCTTTTTAATCCACTTGTATCGCTTTTCCAATCTTTTTGACTGTCTTCCCATCTTGCACAACTTCCTAATAATCCTAAAATTGCAATTCCTAATAATATTTTTTTCATTTCAATTCCCTTTCTTAAATTATTTTAAATCCATTTCGATACCCACATACCAAATGCAAAACTTAGAACTAATTTACTTAAATCCAAAAAATCTTTAGCTTGTGAGATGGATACAACTCCTATGAATAATAATATAAAACAAATTATCATTCTTATTATTTTCTTTAACATTTTTCCTCCTAACCTTTCTCTAATAAAAACGACTTTTCACGACTGTCATTTTTCCTTATAAATACTACATTTCGAGCTGTTATTACAGCCAAAACGACTTTCTGCGACTGAACTTTTTTATTCCTTAAACGCTTTAAAATGCCCTTTATATATTTTCTTCAATTCCTTAACTTCTTCCTCGCTCTTTATCTCAAAAGGCTCTATATTCAACTCTTTCAGTTTTGTCATTAATTTATTTCTGCCACCACCAACTCCATGATCTACTCCTATATGCCACTCTGCTGATAATGGCAAATAACTGTTTCCTATCCCTTTGTCATATTTGTAGCCTCCTAATGCTCCAGCACTTTTTGAAATATGTGCCAGCTGTGCATTTGGCTTTCCTGTGATAACACATATTTTCTTTTTTAACATCCAGTACACCCAGTTCCTGTTTTCCTGTTGCCTGTATAGTTCGTGAATCTCCTGCCACATATCAATATCATTCTGCAAAAAATAGTCAAACAGGAAATTAGTAAATGCCACAGCTTCGACATTACTCATTAATTTAAGTGCCAAGCTAAAAGTATCATTCAACTTGATAAACAACATTTGAATCTCGTCAGTTACAAAATCCATTAAATCGTTCGTGATTATATTGATTTTACTTTCTTTCGTGTAATTCTTGTCAATTATATCTCCGATTCTGTCTTTCAGCTTGCTTTCCATATTCTTAAAAGGCTCATATTCCTTTATATTCTTGCCACTATGCCTGATATAAAGTTTTTTCAAGTCTTCCTTTGCCTTGTACAAAAAATAATCAGAAATGGCAGGCTTTTGCTTGCTAGTCTGCCAATTTATATCTACTCCTTTCAAATGATAGGCGTAGCAGTCTATAAACCAGTAAATTAGTTTTTGGTTTTCCCTGCTCATTCTCTTAGACATTTTCTCTTAGCCTTCCTTTTCTTAATAAATTTAATATTCTTGAACCGATTGGCATTCAGTTTTATATATCTTAAATCATTTTCGCTTATCTCAATTCCGTTCAAAAGTTTGTCTTTTACTTTTTTGTATATATTCTCATCCATTTTCCCTCCATAAAAAAATCACAGCTAAATTAATAACTGTGATTCTATGGTTTTTATCCTTTTTAGCTAATCTCAATTTCAGAAAAAATAATATTAATCACATTCTCTAAAATATCTTCAGGAGCTGATTCAACAAATTTATACGGTCTCGCATTTATATCAAGAGCCTTTAAATGTTGACACATAATAAATCCTGTTGTAGTTGTACGTCCATCTAAACTTACGTGAAGCGGAAAATTGCTTTCTGTGTTTGTTATAGGGCATACAATCGTTAAATTCGTCTTTTCGTTGAAGAAGTTGTTGCTTACTACAATAGCAGGACGATAGCCAGCCTGTTCATGTCCTGCCTGTGGATTAAAATTTATTTTTATAATGTCTCCTTGTTTTACCATACTTCTTCTCCTTTTGGTTCTCCCCAATCTATTTCTTGATTTTTATATTCCCCTTTATAATTTGCAAAAAGTTCCTCTATGCTCTTTCTTTTTCTTTTATTTTCAACTTTTCTGATTCTTATGTTGCCTTCTTCTACAACAATTTCTAACTTATCGTTATTTTTCCATTCCAAAAGTTCCATAAGTGTCTTTGGCACTCTTATTCCCTGTCCATTTCCCCATTTGGAGATAGTTGTTGATAATGTCATAAAGATACCTCCTTTATTCATATATACATAGTATATACGTTAAATTATAAAAAGTCAATAAATTTTTTATCACAGTTACTATTCAGTTGCCATTGTCCTTTTTATTCTTAATTCAACCCAATTTTTATATTATGAATAATTTCATCCATATCAGTTTCATACAATTTCAAAGCTATATTATACAAATTATCTAAATGTCCAAATTTAACTGCATAATCTAGCACACTTTTACATTTATCTCTGCTCTTAATCTGCTTCAAGTCATACCCTTTCCGCCTAGCTTTCAAATCTATACCGTATGTTTCCCTAAAAACTGTATATAGTTCATTCCATCTGCTGCTAAAATTGCTTCCTTTATGCTTCACAACTCTGTTTAGTATTTTTTGTTTCTGATAAACATCTATGTTTTCTGTTACTCCCGCAACAATTTCTTTTTGATAATCTAGCTCGATTCTTATGTCTCGAATTTCTTTTTTATAGCTCTCAATCATTCTACCCTGAATCTGATTTGCTTTCATCAAAATCATTTCAGGACTGTTCCACATATTCTCGCATTCAATAAAATATTTTCTCAATACTTTACCCTTTTCGTTGTTCTCAATCATAGCCAATTCTTTTGCCATATTTATTTTCAAAAGATGATCCGTATACTCGCTTGTATTCCCTTGAGCTGTTACTTTTTTTTGAGTAATAGCTACAAAGTCAATGTTTTCAGTAAATCCGTACTCCTTAACTCTTTTATTTATCCAGTCGTTGTATCTAGTTTTCACTTCTAGAAATTTATGCAATTCTCTACCACTTACAACTTGTTCATTATTTTCATTTATCTCGATTTTTATCAATTCATTCATTAATATTCCTCCTAATTTTTTCTTATGCACTTTAACTTGTGTATACATAAGTTATTAAAAAAAATTTTCCAGATTTGGTCTAAAATAATTTTTACCTTTCAATATTTTTCCATCTTCCCTGAAAATTGCTTTTCCATTTTCAAGTTTCGACATATTGCTTTTGTGAACTTCCTCGAACGCTTCCATAATCAGTTCATCATTAAACCAAGTTCTTTGTTTGTAATAATCAATTACATAAAATTGATTCCCGTATGACCCTAGCTCAAGTGTTGTGCCTATCGCTATGTAATACATATCACAAATAGCATCTAATTTCTCTATATCTGTTTCAGCCTCCAAAAATTCCTTTAGTTCTTCATCAAATAATTTATTTCTTAGTTTAATCCGTTCAATGCTTGTTGCTCTATATACTTCCTTGTTTAGGTACTTTTCCTGCCTAAAAGCCACATAGAACTCCTTAACAAGTTTTTTCATTTTTTCTAAATATCTTATATCCATTTTTCTTAAATCTAATATTTCTGCGTTTGTCATTTTTTTATTTCCTCCTATAAAATTTCTATTCTCAACCCTGCATTTTCCTTGTCAACTTCATAACCTAAAAATACAGGAACAATATTTTCCATGTTGTCGTTCTCTATCCATTCATTTTCCTGCATTAAGTCTAACGGAAGCTGTGCAACATTCACATAATCAAATGCCCTTTTAATGTTTCTTATAAAATAAAATCCGATTTTGTAAGGCTTTTCTTTGCCTTTTAACATTTCCCTGAATTTTATTCCTTTTTGCCACCATTCATCAGCCGTATTTTTCTTGTATTTCATTACGGTTTCTGAATTTATCAGCCTTTTTCCTGTCCAGTGTTTGCTGTTTTTGGAACTCGGCACATTTCCAGATATAAAAATTCTCATTCTTGTTTTTCTCTCCTGTTCTCTACTCTTATTTCTTCTCCATCTGTCTCCTCCCAATAAGCTATTTCTTGTATTTTTGGACTTGAATTGTCACATTTCGCACACGAAAAATCGCCATATTCCACATCATTGATTTCATCAAGCACTTCCCCATCTTTATCCATTTCTAAAACCTCGGAAATTCCACCTGTTATGTCTTGATAAAAACAATTGCATCCACATTTCTTACATTTCCACATTTTTTATCCTCCTATGTTTTTTAATTCGCTTCTCAAATATTCAACAAAAAAATCAATTTCAAAATTCGTTATATTCATAAGTTTTTCTTCGACTTTTTTCGCCGTTTCAGAACTGATTTGCTTCATCAATTTCAATTGTTCTTTTGTCATTTCTATTTATCCTCCTATCAGCATTTTTTCTCTAAGTTCACTAAAGTCAACTGCTCTAACTTCATTTCGCGGCTTATATTCCAGCTTAATAAAATTAAGATTTTCAGTATTTTTTATGCCGACACTCGCATAAGTGACAAGTTTCGGTTTTGCTTGTCCAATAATTTTGTATGTACCTGTGTAATAATTTTTTGTTTCGTATGGATTTTCTAAAAAATCCTTGTAAATTCCGTCAAACTGAAAATTTAAAAAATTATCAAATTCAACTTTGTC